AGTATTCAGCCAGACCCAGTATCTCAATATGACCAGATGATAGGTAATATGTCCTCAAGATATGGGCAGGATGAATCTGGGATGGAGGATATAATGGATAGGATAGCTTTCCACGAAACTGGTCCAGGTTCAAGAATGGACCCATCTACTGTACAAAGCAGTGGTGGTCCAGGTAAGGGGCTATTTCAATTCGAATCAGGTGAGGGGCAGGGAGGAGCTACTGCAATGAATCGTCTGAAGAGGTATTTTGCCGAAAATCAGATGGATGCTCCCGAATGGACTAATTATGACGCCTCTCAAGGGGTAGACGCCTCTCAATTAACTCCAGAACAGCAGAAAATGATGTTTATGGCGAATGTACGATATCATCCAACAGCTTCCCTAGAGGGAGTAACTGGAGATAACTTGTCAGAGTTCTGGCAAAAAAATCATTATGCAGGTGGCGAGGATAAAAGAGGAGCTTTTAATGATTCAATGGCAGCTTATGGAATAAATAATACTCCAACCGCAGAAGAACAAGCTTTTTAGTGTACGATATACCAATAAATCATAAAGACCGAGGCAGAATAGTCTATACGGTCTACAGGAAGAACGAGGCAGAAGAAAGTGGGATTAAATTTAAATATTGGAAAGAAGCGGAAGAAGGAGACTATGCAATCTCTGATGACGATTATGTTTCTAAGGTCATCACAAAGAAAAGTTATGTGGCGGAGAACGGCCGTGCTAGCATATATCTTCGTTTTGCTTGGGGTTATACCTTTTATAATCCTAAGTATGCTTCTAAGAAACTTGTGGTTGCAGGTCGCAAAACTAATGTAACCTTTACAGGTAAAAGTTATATAGAAGTTCAGTCGGGACAGGAAAAGATGAAGAATCTGGCAGCAATGTATGCTTTAAAGCCAGATTACGATGTAGCCATTGAATGGGCTCTAGGAGCAGTAACTAGCTCTCAGAGACGTAAATGGAAACGAACAATGAAATCGGAGGTCTTTAGAAAGATGGTACGAGAAGAATTGGCTAATCTGCTAGAGGAACATGGGTTAACAGAAAAATATACCCTGGATTTACTAGAAGACGCTATTAGAACAGCTAAGGACAAGAAAGATGTCCCTAGTATGATGCGTGCTGTAGAGAATCTGCAGGATATGCATGGAATGAAGGAAAAGTATATGGAGAAGACTGTAGATAAGATTGAGTCTAAGTCTGTATCCATGATAGATGATATTGTTAAAGAAGAATCGCATATAGAGGCATCAAGGACTACAACTAAACCAATAGATGAGTGATTACGAAGAGCGTTATGCTCAACAACAAGCTTTAAAGAAGTTATACACTAATATGGCATTGTTTGGAAGGTACTGCTTCCCAACAGCCCTCAAAAAGGAGATACCTCCTTTTCACTTCAACATCTACAAGTCCTTATCCGACAACGAACAGCGAAGGGTCGCAATAGCGGCCCCTCGTGGTACAGCCAAGAGTACAACTACCTCACTCATATTCCCATTGTGGAAAGCTGCATTCAAGCGTAGTGATGAAGACCTGTTTATTGTTATTATATCAGAATCACAAACCCAGTCGATTAATTTCTTGTCTAGAATAAAATACCATTTATCCCATTCAGATACATTTAGAGAGTTATTTGGAGAGATGGGACCAGAGACTGCGAAGAGATGGACTAATAACGATGTTATTCTTGCTAATGGGACTAGAATCATTGCTGTAGGTACTGGACAGAGAGTTAGGGGTTTTATTGAGGGAGATACTAGGCCGAATCTGATTATTGTGGATGATTTCGAGTCTGAGCTAAACGCATTCACGCCAGAGGCTAGAGCTAAGAACAAAAAGTGGATGACTGAGGCAGTAATACCTTCTTTATCAGATGACGGGAAACTAGTGCTTATAGGCACAGTTATATCAGAAGATTGCTTTTTGTATTGGATAAAAGAGTCTGCTTCATGGAATGTGCTGTGGTATAGCATATGGAATGATGATGAAGAGAGTATATGGCCCGAAAGATTTCCGCATGAGCGTATAATGCAGATAAAAGACGAATTTGCTAGTATTGGTAATTTAAATGGATTTTATCAAGAATACATGAATATTGCCCAATCACCAGATAATGCTCCATTTAAACCTGAATGGATACAGATGCATCATTATGACTATGAGATACGACACGGGCAGGGATGTTTAGTCAGACAAATAGATGATGAAGAGAAGATAATACCCGTAGAGGTATATTCTGGGGTAGACCCAGCATCTTCATTATCAGCACGAGCTGACTTTTTTGTAATAGCTACTATTGGTATAGACCATGAGAACAATAAATATGTTATTGATATAAAAAGAGAACGAGTTACTCCTTCAAAGCAACCAGATATGATTATTGATACTTTTGCTAAATTTAAACCAAGACGTGTTTTGATTGAAACGACTGGATATCAGGAGGCATTACGAGTAGGAGTTAGAGATATAATGAAAGAAAGGGGACTGTACATCCCTGGATTAGAAAGAGGCGTTAAGCCTAGAACCCGAAAATCAGAACGATTACTATCAATGGTCCCTATGTTTGCTAGAAAGCAATTCTATTTTAGACCAGAAGATATTAAACCCCAACAGGAATTTCTATCATATCCTAGAGGAAAGCATGACGATGTCATGGATGCTATATGGACAGCTCTCGACGGAGCTAAGCCCTGTAGACTAGCTGAATATGATGAGAAAAAGTACGACAAAAAAAAGAAAAAGAAATTCCTTGATTGGTTGACCATGTAGGAGTTAAATTGCAAGATGGCATACACCGCAAAAAAGAAACTTTCAGGTAAGGCTCTAGTCGATGAGACTTTAGACTTATTTCAGAAATATGGCTCTAAAAGAGATAACTGGGCTAAACATGCTAAAGAGGACAAAGAATTTAGATTAGGACGTCAATGGACCAAAGAGCAGGAGGATGTTCTCACTGCTAGAGGTCAAGCGCCTATTGTTGTCAATAGAGTGCATCCTGCTGTAGAAGCCGCTAAATCTATGATGTCTGCAAACAGACCATCATTTAGAGTAGCTCCTAGAGAAGATTCTGATAATAAGGTTGCACAAGTTCTAAGTGCAATGCTTGCTTATATGCACGATATCTCAGATGGCAGAAGTGCTATTCGCCAGATGATTGATGACTACTACGTTATGGGCTTAGGTTATATTCACGTATATCAAGACCCTATGATGGATATGGGTAAGGGTGAGGTTTGCATTCATGATGTCGACCCACTAGATGTTTATGTAGACCCAAATAGTAGAGATAAGTTTTTTAATGATGCGGAAAATATAATTATATCTAGATTATTCACCAGAGAACAGGCAGCTGGATTATATCCAATGTATGAAAAGGCTATTAAGAATGCCGCTAACAACGCTGGTGATTACGACCATGATAGACCAGAAACAGGTAGAGCCAATGATATGGCTACTCATTTCCCTGAAGATGTAGATAGAACAGATAATACTGAATATCTAAGAGGATACGAGAGATACTACAAGGTTATGGTTGATAGATATAGAGTGTATGAAATTTGGAGTAAGAAAGAGGCGTTATTAGATGAAGATAAATTTTTAGAGTATGTACAAAGAAAAGCATGGATTATTAATGGGCAGATAATAGATGACCCTGTTCAAGCTAAACAATTACTATCTCAGTTAGAAGAACAAAGAAAGCAATATGAAATGCAAATGCAGTCTCAAATGAATAGTATTGGCTTAGAGGGTGCAGCTGAAATACCTACCGCACCTCAAGCTGCAGAAGTAGAAGAACTTACATTCGGAGAATTAATAGAGAAAAAGCTAATTCAAATGGTGACTACACAGGTTAAAAGAGTTAATATGTGCGTAGTCATGGGTGATAAGCATTTATACAGCAGAGAACTTCCAATAGAAGATTATCCTATTGTGCCATTTATGAGCTTACATACAAGGACACCTTATCCTCAGTCTGATGTGAGGATGATAAAAGGTCTTCAAGAGTATATCAATAAAATGCGTTCGCTAATAGTAGCTCACGCAACGACAAGTACTAATACTAAGATACTTGTACCAGAGGGCAGCGTAGACATGGCAGAATTTGAGCAGAAATGGGCTCAGCCTGGTGTCGCAATTCCTTACGACCCAACAGATGGCGCACCAATGCCTGTTCAACCCTCCCCACTTCCAAATGAACTTTATAGTGGAGAGCAAGTAGCTAAGCAAGATATCGACCATCAGTTAGGATTGTATGAGATGATGATGGGTAACGCCCAAGCTGCTCCACAAACTTATAAGGCTACAATTAGTCTTGATGAGTTTGGACAAAGAAAAATTAAATCTAAATTAGCTGATATTGAAGCTGGCTTGACTAAG